CTAATCTAAAAATGGCTGGTCGTGTAGATTGTATTGGTATGTTAGACGGAGTGTTATCTGTAATAGATTTCAAGTCTAGTGGAAAATACAAAGAAGAATATATGACTAAACCATGGATGATACAAATGACTGCATATGCATTAATGGTTGAAGAATTAACTGGTCAAGCAATCGAAGAGATTGTTGCACTAGTAGGTGTGGAAGGACACAATGCCTTTCAGATTTTTTACGGGAATCCACTGGACTACATTGACGAGTTAGTAGATTTAAGAAAAAGATATAATAATTTATACGGAGTATAGTATGGAAATTGAAGTCGGAAAAGAATATACGATTTATCCGAAATTTAAAAAGTCGTATGTAGAACGTGAAGTGTTCAAAGATAACGATAGTGAAGATAGAGTTGTCATTGAATGTCTTTGGAGAAGTGGTGCTTATATCATTAAGGTGTTAGACGAAGATGATAAAGAACTGTTAGAAGGATATATGTCAGATGATGCAGAAGGTGATATGGAACCTGATGAGTTTTCTGAAAACGAATTCGTAGAATCATTTGATGAGTGTGGACGTGATGTTTATGTTCACCTTGCAGAAGGAAGTGAAGCAGATGAAGATGCAATTCTAGAAGGTGTCAGTGAAGAAGGACACGACTGGTTTTGGGATAACAACTATGACTCATGGGACGCAGAACACTTCTTTGGTTTACCTTTACAAGTAGACCCAGTCGACCCCGATAACAGATATAACTTGAGGTTTTAATATGGCAGATTTTTATGATGAAAATAAATTCAATCTAAAACAAGATTGGAATTGGGGTAAGATATTTCATAAAGCAGATGATTGGATTCATCAACAAGCATACGATAATGCATATGACAGTATGTTAGAGTATCTTGAAATAGGAAGTGAAGACGAACTTACTGAAGTCCACTTAGACGAATGTCAATCACTGATTGACTACTTAGAGACCCCTTACGCTGAAGGTGGTGAAGGTATGGATATGAACGGACATAGTCCAACATACTATGCATATTATAGAGTCATGCAAGATTGGATAGAGAACTTTGATTATGGTGAGGAAGTTCAAGAAACTGACCTTTCAAATTTAATATGATTACACGTAAAGAATTTTCAGAACAAGTTGAAAAACTATTAGTCAAAGGACGAGGTGCAGATGTTATGTCTGCAATCGTTAAGGTTTGTGAGTTAAACAATATCGAACCCGAAAGTGCAAAGAGGTTATTAACACAACCTCTCAAAGATAAACTGGAAGCAGAAGCTGCTGGTTTAAATTTAATTAACCGAGGTAATAATTCCAAAGGAAGTATAACCTCATTCTTTTCAGATTAGGAGTTATTATGAAGAAAGGTGATATAGTAGCAGTTGTTGCTACAAGTGGTGAGTATGTTGGTGAGTTGGTTTCTAGTAAACCAGTGACACTTGCAAATCCCAAAATGATTGTCAACACACCCGAAGGAGGAATGGGTTTCTCTAAAGGTGTTGCAGTGACAGGTGAAGTGAACCCAACAGAAATGATATTTGGTTCATATGTTTTTATTTCGAAGTGTAATAAAGAAGTTGCAGAAGCACATAGAACTGCAGTGAGTGGTATTGCAGTTCCACCCGAAAAAAAGATTGTCACTTAAATGACAAGTAGAGAAGGATATGATGCATATACACTTTACCTTGGAATAAAGTTGCATTTCCATTCTAAGGATTATGACTTTATAAAATACAATGGTAAAGTGAAAAGTGATATCAATTCTTTTCTAAAACGTAAGGACAAATACCACTTTGGTAAATTGTTCAAAACCCACAAACAAGAATTGCAAGATTTTTATATTGCAAACTTGTCTTTAAAAGATTTATGGGCTGGAGACTTACTTGATAATGAGTGTGTCAAAGTCTATAAAGATTGGAAGAACAGGAATCAGAAACTATCGTATCTTTTTGAAACGGAAGTGTCTGATTTACTACGTAAGAAGAATATCAATCAAGTGTTAGAAGTGAAGAACGGACAACACCCCATATTACTTAAACAGTTTATGGGTAAGAAGATATCCCTCGAAACGATTTGTATAATGGACGAAATCATAGGATTCACGAAGGATTGGGAACGACTAATTTCCGAAACCCTCGTCTACCCCGATATACAGAATAGGATTAACAAGTATAAAAGTTTTATAAGTGTTGATTATAAGAAGTATACAGAACTACTTAAAGAGTTGTGTATATAGAGCGGGTTATAGACATAACATTATTATGTATAAAAAAACAAATCCTAAGAAAATAAATTATATAAATATAAGGTATCTTTGAAAAACCCTCTTGTAGGATTATCATTGATACACTATAATAGGAGTATAGGAACTAAGGTTTCTATGCATAATAAAATGCTAATACAATGCGATACAATAGGAGAATACAATGTCGACATCATTAGATAAACTAAGAGCAGCTATGGAATCTGCTTCACCTACTGAAGGTGCAAAAAAGTCCTATTCAGACGATACTTACTGGAAACCCGAACTTGATAAAACAGGTAATGGTTATGCAGTAGTTCGTTTCTTACCTACTCCCGAAAACGAAGAAATGCCTTGGGTATCTTACTTTGACCACGGGTTCCAAGGGCCAGGCGGTTGGTATATCGAGAAGTCTTTAACGACTCTTGGTAAAAACGACCCAGTGTCCGAATACAATACTCAGTTATGGAATACTGGGATTGAAGCAAACAAAGAGATTGCACGTAAACAAAAAAGACGTTTACACTATGTGTCCAATGTCTATGTTATCTCAGACCCAAAAAATCCCGATAACGAAGGTAAAGTATTCAAATACAGATATGGTAAAAAAATCTTTGAACAACTCAAAGAAGCAATATCACCAGCGTTTGACGATGAACAAGCAATCAATCCTTTTGATTTAAGAGGTGAAGGTGCAAACTTCAAAATCAAAATCAGAAAAGTAGACGGATATTGGAACTATGATAAATCAGAGTTCGATAAACCTGCTCCACTTTTTGATGATGAAAATCAACTGAATGATATAAATAATCAAACTCATTCATTAAGTGAAGTGATTGCACCAAGTGAATTCAAAACCTACGAGGAACTCAAAGAGAAACTCGATAGAGTGTTGGGTTTAACTGGGACTGTATCTAATGCAACTGCAGAAAGTGTTGCCGAAGACTTAGACGAAGTGCCTTGGTCTAACGTGAACACTGAAAGTGTTGCAGAAGAACCTGTAATCGCATCAGCAGAATCTTCTCCACAAGTGGAAGAAGACGACGCGATGGATTACTTTAAGAAATTAGCTTCTGATAGTTAATTTCTGAATTGGGGTAGTCGTTTGTTTCAATATGTGTCCGTGAATAAAGACGACTACAACACTAAGGCCGTGGAAAATAGGGGGTGCTTAGTAAGGGAAAAATCAACAACATCATTACAGGTGCGGAGTTGATTGGTGAAGAACGGGTTGCTGTAAGGCGTGGGGTGACTTCACACTTTAATAGATTATGAAAAGTGAATATTATAAAAACGTTCTACCATGGAACGAAAACGAAAGGGTTATCGACCAGTTTGGTTGGAACCCTCAGTCAGTTATAACACCAACTAAATCATCTAAGAACAATTGGGACGATGCATACTTAACTGCGTATGAAGAAAAGAGAGGTGTTTGTCCTCGTCTTCCTAATGGTTTAATGATGTCAGAGTTTCATGCTGGTTTATGTGAGAATATAGTTCACTATTGGTCTATGGTTGGTGATACAATCGTTGACCCTTTTGCTGGAAGAATGACACGTGCATTCGTGTCTGCTAAATTAGGAAGAGATTATATTGGTTATGATGTATCTCCCGAAACAGTAAAAAAAGTTAGAGAAGAAATGGGAAGACATTCCTTTGACGGATACTATGATATCATAGAGAGTGACGGGTGTGAAATGTCCCATACAGATGATGAGAGTGCAAACTTAGTTATGACTTGTCCACCTTATGGTGACATAGAAAGATACGAAAGTGCAGAAGGTCAGTTATCTGATATTAGAAGTTATACTGAGTTCCGTAATCGTATAGAAATATGTGGACAGAATATAGAACGTGTGTTGAAACCTGGCGGGTTTTGTGTATGGGTTTGTGGTGATTGGAGAAAAGGGGGTGAATACATTCCTTTTCATTCAGATACCATAAATATGTTCACAATGGCAGGTCTAAATCTTCATGACATTATTGTAATGAAGAACGACACCATATTTGCAGCCTTACAAGCAGGTAAGTGTGCAAGTAAAAGATACACTGCAAAAGTGCATGAGTTCATTTTAGTGTTTCGTAAAAGTGGGGAGTTAGTTTCTAACTCAGATAAAATAAAGAATAAAGTAGAATCTTTAGAACAATTTTTTAGTTAATATGCCGAGTGTAAAACCAAGAATTAATCCTAAGAATAAAAATGTCGAACCTTTCGATAGAATGCTACGTAGATTCAAAAAAGCATGTGAACGTAAAGGTATCGTTCAAGAATGCCGTGATAGACAGTATTATGAGAAACCTAACACTAAAAGGAATCAAAAGAATCAAGAGATTAAACGTAGAAAGAAAATAGAAGCTAAACGTGCTTCTATGAAAGGTTATAGACATATTCGATGAGAAGTAAAAGAGAACAAAGAATTATAAGACAGTGGATAATCTCTACTGTTGTGGGTATAGTTTGTTTGATAGGTGCAATCTATATCTATTTAAATTTCCAACCTTCACTGTTTTAAATATGAGTAATTGGCATGGTGGAAAGGGTTCCAAAAGACGGAACTCAAACGAAGAACTCTACTCAGATAACTGGGAGAAAATCTTTGGCAAACCAAAACCTAATGTCAGTGTTCGTAAAGAAACACCTTCACATGGACATACTCAAGTTCATAAAGATAAGACTAAGGTTATCCCTAGACATTTAAAACATAAATTTGAATGGAAGGAATAGACTAGAAGTCGTCTTCTCCATACCCCATACCACCACCATACTTATAGACTGCATAGTCGTCATTATTGGTTTGAGGTTTGTTTAGATTATTGTAAGTTCTTCCGTTGTTTACAATGTTTTGATTACTTGCCATTGCAATTTGATTTCCAGCAGTTGCAGTTGCAGACACTTCTTGTCTTGCATTAGCAATCTGACCACCTTGGTCTTGAACTCCAGCAGCTGCAATTTCTTCAGGTGAATATAAGTGTGGTATTCCGAATTTTTGTCTTGCAACAATGTTATGTTCTAACATCATTTCTTGCAATCTAGATAATCTAATTTCTTCTGCCTGTCTTTGACCTTGAAGTTCTGCTTTGACTTCTGCCATTTCCAATGACATTCCACTAGGTTGTCTCATTGGAACAGTTCCACCCGAAGTCATTTCGTCTAATTCTTCGTCTGAGTAATATGCACCACCCATTGACACACCATTGTTAAGTCTTTGTTGTGATTTTTGTGCTTGTTCAGCAAGTCTTTCTTCTTCAGTGGTTCCCATAAGTTTACCAGCAAAAGAAGTCATTTTATCCCACCAACTATCTTCTTTAGGAACACCTGATTCTAATCTTACCAGTGCTTCTGTTAGTTCGTCTATAGATTCTGCAAACCTTTTTAGACCTTTTGCTTTTGCATCAACATTACTAAACAACTTAATTGCACCTTCAGCACTTTGTAGTTTTTCGAATGCAACTCCTAGTTGAGTAATCTTAGTCATGTCTACGTCTTGTAAACCTTTTGCAAAGTCAGTGACTTTCTCCATAGGAGATTTTGCACCGAATAGACTTCCGATTCCTTCTAATAAACTTCCTATTAGATTACCACCAGTCATTGCAACTAGACCAGCACCAATAGCTGCTAATCCAAGACCAACTAGAATTAAGTTTGCACCATCGACCAAACTAATCTTAACAATGTCATTAATAAACATACCGAATGCACCAGCTGCCATTTCAGCTGCATATGCAAATGGAATTAGAGCTGCACCTAAGGCCCCGATTGCAATGGAACCCATTATCATTAATGGTAGCATACCACCTAGTATTGCAGCTGCAACACCTAGAACAGTAAGTCCAGCTGCAATGGTTAGTATAGTTCCTAAACCTGCGTCTTTCATTAAGTTAAGTGCAAATGCAAATGGGATTAAGGCTGCACCCAATACACCGATTGCAAGGGCACCTCTAAGAATTCCGAATGTTGCTTTACCGATAAGTCTTGCAAATAATATTAAAGCACCAAGTGCAACAAAACCTTTTAACATGGTTTTGAAGTCTAATCCAGTAAATTGTTGTAGTCCGATTGCAAGTAATCCTACTGTTCCACCAAGTATACCAAGTGTCAATGCACCTTTTAATACTTTAGAGTCACCAAATTTTTTGACTCCGTTTGCAATTGAACCTAAGAAACCACCACTCTTACTTGAACCTTTAGGTAATCCGACACCTTTGTCTGCAGCTTTGTCAGACATTCCTTTTGCCATTCCAGCAGCTTTACCTTTGATTGCACCACCAATGACACCTTCGTCTTTACCACCTTCTTTTGCTTTGGGTGTGAAAAAGTCTTTGACTCCACCCATGAACCCACCGACTTTATCTTTGAGTCCTTTACCTGCTTCACCTAATGCACCACCAATAGAACCCATAACGTCACCGATTGCATTAACCTTCTTGGTCATACTATCTGCAAAACCAAGTATATCAATACCGAATAGTTCGTCTATTCCGTCACTGAATTTTTGTAATCCAGCATTATCGGTTGCTCTTTCTAGTCCTTCTTTGTAGTCGTCTGTAAATTCTTGTAGTTTAGTTTTACGTTCTTCAAGTTTCTTTCTTTCAAAGTCTAAACCTGAGTCATACTTATCGTTGACTTTGTTTTGTGCTTCGTTGTTTTTTTCTTCAAACGATGCACGTGCTTCTGCGAATTGGACTGCATTAATCGTTCCAGCTTCATATGCCTTTTCTTGTTTCCTAAATTCTTCTCTTATATCTTGAGTTTGTTTTAGATAGGCAGCTTGTTTTGCCTTTTCGATTTTGTTTACAGTTTCTTGTGTTTTATTAAATGACTGTTGTGCGATTCTCATTCCAGTAAAGTTGAATCCTTTTTGAACTCCGTCAACTTCTACTGTAAATTCTTTTTGAAGTTTTGACATTTCTTCTGCAGAAACTTCAGCACCCGACATATATTTGTCAACGATTCCTGAGAGGTTCTTTAACTTACTAGTTGCCAATGCACCCTTAAAGGTATCCTTACTGGATTCCCTAAAGTCTGCAGTAATTTTAGCAATCTGAGGTGAAGCCTCTTCAAGAGAATTGATTAACTTTTGAAATCCAGGCTTTAACTTTGC